TATCTGCCAAATTTTTCTTTGCATATCACAAACCGTCAAATTGCCCTGAGGAGGAATTCGATACTCGGGATCTTTAGGGTTGTGGTCAAGGTTTTTTAATCTGCGCTTATAATGTGCTTCATCTTCTTGCCACCTCCGGAGAATCTCACTAGGAGTTGGCGCAGACATTAGATGTGAGTACCATTCTTCTTGTGACCATTCCATGCTACGAAACCAGCAAGACGGAGCGACCAGTATGCGAGATAGTTCAACACTTTGAACCCGTTGACTTCAATGCAGATATCACGGAAATATACATCTGCTTGTTGTTGAGTGATAGGACCAATGTCGCTATACTTCTTGGTTGCTTTGCGCAGTGTAGCATACTTGTATGCATAGTCATGGACTAGTCCGCCCATGAGCAATACACCGACGGGTGATAGAAAGGTGGCAAGAAACTTAGGTACGGATGCACCATCGAATTGGAATCCTGCGGGTACAACATACTGTTGTCCTTCAAGATAGAAGTACCAGTCTTCTACGATTTCCCACTGACGTACACCCATCAACCACAGCCAGACTCCTTTCCAGAAACCTTTATTTGCAGTCTCAATAGGTAAAGGCGACATCTTGGGCATTTCATCGTATTTAAATCCAACACGTTCTTCACCCTGTCCGTCTAACTTTGTACATACCCAGCCAGCCAGAACAATACAACCTACGATTACCCATTGCCAAAATGTTATCGCTAAATCTAAAATTAAATCCATACAGTTCTCCTTATTTGATGTTTAACCATTCTTTGGTCATGATATAGTCACGCACAAAATCTGATCGGACAATATCTTCCCATCCAAACTGCACACATGTAAATGCTTTCATATTCTCTAGGATATTTATAAATTGATTGACCCCAGATTTATCTTTTTCTTGCTTAAAATCGGACTGATAATAATCACCACAGAACATAATCTTGGTTGCTTGACCCACGCGAGTGATCACAGAGTCTAACTCGTGAAAGTTTAAGTTCTGCATCTCATCAACAAGAATAATACTGCTATCATATGTCACACCACGAATGTAGGATGTGGACTCAAAAGTAACATAATTGTTATGCACTAACTTGTCATATGCTTTAGGATCATTAAACAATTCAGTCGCCGCGGCGCGATATGGTCCAGTGTATGCGTTGAGTTTCTCTTCTACAGAACCAGGCAGATAACCTATCTCTCGTGTAGGCACGACACTGCGGATAATGTGAAGAGTCTCATACGGTGTACTTTTGTCCATCACTTCTTCAAGTGCAAGATACATGGCAAGAAATGTCTTACCTGTTCCTGCTGTACCAGTGAGTGCTAGATGATCACCGTCACGCCACGCTTTCCAAGCATCTTCTTGGTGAGGTGTAATAGGAGAGATTGTGTCCATCTGATCTAGACGGATACGCATATCGGGAGTTTGATTATTTCTCATGTGTTGACTGAGTTATCTAAGAATCCGTAATTACGCTTTTTCTCTTTTGAAAGCCCTGTATTTCCACCCGCTTCTTTCTTGATCTTCTTCATCAAATCTTTCCAGTCACCGCTGGTCTTATTGATGATGTTACCGGTGTGTGTAACATCTGCCGGCATCCGCGAGTGAAACTGTTCCCATTCACCACTAGCGACCATTGCTTCTTTCTCTGCAATAGTACACAGATGCGATATCTCTTTACCCGTCTTTGTGTTTCTTAAATCATAGGTTGGCATTATGCGATCTCAAATTTGAATTGCCCTTTATCTAGCATAGTAAATTTATGCTGTGAATTTAATGCAGTAAACTTATCCACTGCTTGTACAACACCTTCTTTCCCTTTCCACTGGAGTGATTTGTAATCATCACCCAACATCACTCCACCGGATTTAATCTTTTTGGCAGCCTCTACTAGATCAAAGTAACAACCCTCAAACGTGTGGTCACCATCTACGTAGATCCAATCAAACGTCTTATCTTCTATTTGAGCAAACCACTCTTCACTAGACATCCGATGCATTGTGACTTCGTTATGATTCTTAAACATGCTCAAAATGCCTTCGTGCACACCATCATAGTATTTAACAAAATCTTTCTCTGTGTTCCCATCAATCATGGGTGCATATCTTTTGATCATATTTGCTTTTGCAACAGGGTCAGAGGGTAGTGCATATGGATCAACCAGATGCAATTCTTTGAGTTTCTTTTTAACGAGGTGTTGCGATGTAGAACCTTTCCAGACGCCAATCTCTGCGCCGATAGTTCCACTTTTGATATACCTTAGTATCTCACTGGATCCATTATTTTCACCGTACATCATGATTATTTTCTCCTAATAGAGTGCCTCTCATGAGGCACCCGTTTAGATCTGGATCACCCCCTGTTGACTTGCTGTATTGCCGCATCTAAAAATGCTTGTTTCTTAAGCATTCGATGAGCGGCATCTCCTTTACCTTTTTTATTTAACTTGTGAATATAATGTCCAAGTTCCCTAGAGTCTTTTTTTAGTCGTTCAATCTGGTTTACCACCATAGGCAAGTCTCCTTGTTATCGATTTGGGTATTCACATAATCATCATGGGATTAAATCGGGTAAAGCCTCCTGTACTAGTTTTTTAGTTAATCCATCAAATTCTGGTTTGGTTTTATTGACCATTGACACCAATATTTGGGCGTCTTTGGGGTGAACTGTTTCAAGAATGTCAATGAACATCCTTTCTCGTTTGATTGCGGGTAACTCTTCGCATGCCCTCAAGCCTTTTATAAAATACTTGAACCGCAAATGGAGTTTCATGAGTGATGCCTGAGGAGGAGCATCGTCTGATCCGGGAGTGTAGGGAGGTGTTCCCAGTGGTAGATTCCATTGGATTCTATCATCAAATGTGCCTTGCAATACATCTCTTACATGCATTTCATTTTCATATTTTTTCAAGGTCTCTAGTTTTTTCTTACGAGTCTTTGCTGTTTCAATCTCAGTAAAGACTTCCCACACATCACGTTTTCTAACTGTTTCTACCACTTCACTATCTCCTTAAAGATACTTATAAGTACATTATACACAAGACTTGACAACTTGTCAAGAACTATTTTATACCACGTCTCTTCTTTTCGTCTGCAATCCACTTCACCGCTTTAGGGTTATTTGCAGGCGCATTGGTGAATTTAGTTGCGTCACGATAAGCACGTAACGTCTCTTTCGTAAAATCCTTACCGTCACTGTTATCAACAACAAGGAAATTCTTCTTACCAAAGATTGTTTGAAACGCACCAATGTTCTTTTGAATGGTCTCCCACATACGTGCGACCTCTTCATCAGGTAATTGTCTTGCTCGTGCACGATTACGTGCGAGTGCTGTTTCTTTGTCGGTGTTTACGAAGATCATCGCGACATCGTAACCGAACTTCTTGAGTTCTTTTGCTTGACGTTTCAACTTGTCAATGTCACGCCCAGTACCGTCAATGGTGAGACCCAAGCGACCTTTGATCAAGATCTCTTGCTTCTTTGCGGTGATTGCTTTTGCTTTGCCACGAATCTCTTGCCCTTTCACAGAGAAGATCTTTTCGGGTGTCATGGGTATAAGCCCTGCTTTCTGCATGGCGAGTTCGAATGAGTCATCTGAATTGACAACACGATAACCAAGGGCGGGCAAACCAGTCTTTCCTACGATGAATGACTTACCAGAGCCAGGGCCACCAGCAAGAAAGATTGCTTTGAAGATGGCGGGATCATTGATCCCTTCGTTGAGATATTGTTTAAAGTTTAACATGTTTGCTGTGAATTTTACATCCAATAAATTCGTTGTAATAATCGTCTCTCAGTAAGACATCGTTCTCAAACTGCAATTTGGCTTCGTAATAGGACATCGCCCCTTTACTGATGCACAATTTTAAAATCACTCTATTATATATATGTTCGCCGTGTTCAATTACCATTTCTTTTAAAAGAGCACTACTACCATAGTATTTACGCCAATCGCTCTCCACGAGCGTCCTCCTCCGTCTCTTGCGCGTTTTCGTGACAGGAAGTATCTTTGATCGCCAAAAGCCTTTCTTACCAATGTATTTTTTACCTGTGTTCTTTTCTTCTATCTCATACACAAAACCCACCAAAGAGTTTAATTCCTCTTCGGTGGGTTCATAGGGCTTACCATTGTAATACCATTCTTCGCTCATGGTATTATATATCAGTCGGCTATAGTCCACTCCTCGTTGACATCTTCGCCGCACATAGAGCAATAGACAGGTAACTCGTCCTCAACATAAACTTTTAATTCCACACTCACTTCACAAGAAGGACATACGAGTGTGTAATTAAACTCGTCCATTATTGTATCTCACAGTTGCCTGCGGCACACGCAAGTTCCTGAGAACCAATCGTCATATCAGTCATTTCATACTGGCTCAGATCTGCCCAGTTTACATCTTTCGGCATAATCTTCAGCAACTCTTTGTATCCT